AGTATCGAGACGTGTTGCAACGCTGGCAACAGAATAACCGCGATCAACAACCTGTTTGACTGCTTCAGTTTTAAACTCTTCAGGATAACGCTTACCGCTCATGGGCACCTCTCTTTAAGTCATCTTAAATGACTCTGAGGTGTCTGTTAAACGCGTGGCGATTCACAAATGAATAGATCTCTTTTCTATAGTCGAGAGTAAAAAGTAGATGGCGTTTCGACTAAATTAGACTTCCATTATCTCCGCGCTTAGAAGCCGCCAGTAGTTTGCCTTGTGGTTTCACTATCCTGGTCATTTGTGAGCTCCGAAAGCGTTGCAAAAGCCGAGAGATACGTTTATAAGTATACTGTATATGAATACAGTAATTCATTGCGGAGGGAAAAATGAAAATTGAGTTAACCATTGATCGCATGAAGAAACTTCCTGATGGAGCTATATCTGCGCTCGAGTCAGAACTGCTCAAAAGATTCAGCAAACAGTTCGATGAATGCCAGCTTACGATTAAGCGTGCCAGTAATGATGGTTTGACTGTTTTCGGGGGCGACAAGAAAGAGGTCGAACATATCGTGCAGGAGACCTGGGAAAGCGCGGACGAGTGGTTTTATTAATCGCGTGAATTTCACTGGAGCAGTTTCAAAGAGTATCGCTGTTTGCGTTCCCCTGGCTGTTCCCGATTACTGTTTACCGCGTCAATAAGTCGCTCTGGGGGAAATAGTGTGTAGTGCAGATGCCTTTAATGCAGATGATCAATGGTATGACGGGGTCAGAAGGGCCGATAAAGCAGTTATCTATAGCTTCCCGGCGGAAGGGAGATATCTGGTTTATCGAGTAAATGGAATAGTTTCATTACGACCGTTACTCGAAGAGGAAGAAATCTTCACTCTCAACGGGTTTATGCAATTTGCAAAACGGCTGGGGTACCGAGTTACACCACCGTCTGATATTATTCTTTCATAGGCCTGAACACCCTATACCTGATGCGCCACGGAGAGAACCATGGCGCTAGAATTACAACTTATCAAACACCACTCAGGAATACTGATCCCGGCTACGCCCGAGACCAGCGATATCCTGCAATCCAAAACCCGACTCGGCGATGTTCTTGTTGCCGAGTTCAAGCGTGTACGTAACCCTGCATTTCACCGGCGCTTTTTCGCGCTTCTCAATCTCGGTTTTGAATACTGGGAACCAACCGGCGGGGCTATCTCTAGCAACGAGCGGAAGCTGATTACCGGCTACGCCAAATTCCTGGCTTCTTATGGCGGGAATGAGGGCGCGCTAATCGATGCTGCTGAGCAGTATCTTGAGCAGGTTGCTTATCGGCGCGTCACAAATGGCATTAGCCTGTGCAAATCCTTCGATGCTTACCGCTCATGGGTGATCGTCGAGGCAGGGCACTTCGATGCTATTCAGCTACCTGACGGCACACTCAAAAAGCATCCTCGCAGCATTTCATTCGCCAACATGGACGAACTGGAATTCCAGCAGCTCTATAAAGCTGCGCTCGATGTTCTATGGCGCTGGGTCTTGTCCCGTTCATTCCGCAGTCGCGATGAGGCTGAAAATGTCGCCGCGCAGCTGCTTGGCTTTGCGGGGTAATGGGGATGAAGAAAACCTGGTTCCACCACACCGATTGCAGCACCGAACAGGCAGACGAACTGGTTAAGCGTTACAAAGCGCGCGGCGTTCGGGTTGAGCGCAGCCTTAACCCGGATTACGTTACCTGGACTGTCAGTGCATTCCTACCGACCTCAAATACACCAGCGCGCCCGGATAGCCGCTGGCGAAACCGGATGTGGGGGTGAACGTGAAGACATATCAAATCACTTTACCCTGGCCGCCGAGCAATAACAGGTATTACAGGCACAACCGCGGGCGTACACACATTAGTGCTGATGGCGTCGCGTATCGCTATGCGGTGGACAGCGTCATTCGAAGGGCTCGTCTTAATATCCGGACGGCTGCACCACTCAAAATCCTAATTGAATGTCACTTGCCCGACCGCCGGCGCCGCGATCTGGATAACCTGCAGAAGGCTGCATTCGACGCTTTAACCAAGGCGGGGTTCTGGCTGGATGACTGCTAGGTTGTCGACTATCGCGTTGTGAAAATGCCTGTCGTTAAGGGCGGGAAATTAGAACTCACCATTACCGAGCTGGAGACCGCATGAATCTTGAAAATACCCTCAAATATCACTTCGCCAAATCGACAATGATTAGCGACTCTCCGCGTGCTACTGCGTCAGACTCATTAACCGGGACGGATATCATGGCCGCTATGGGTTTGACACAAGAACGGGCAGCATTGGGGTACAGCGCCTTTCTCGGGAAGATGGGTATCAGCAACAATGACCGGGAGAGGGCGATCGAATTGCTGGCCCAGTACGCGTTGACTAAGTGCGATCGGGTTGCTGCACTTCGCAAACTGGATGCCGGGGTTAAGCCACTGGTGATGCATCAGTTGGCCACCTTCGCTTTCGAGGATTATTCTCGCAGCGCCGCCAGCGTGAAGCAGTGCGATGGCTGCAATGGGGAAGGGTTTATTGACGCTGATGTATTCAGCATGAAGTCTCACACTCCGGCTAAAGAGAAGAAATTCGTGAAGATGTCTTTGCACATGGGCGTCGAAGATATTCGACCTTCTGAGTACGAGGTGCGCAGACAGGTCAGGGAGATAGCGCGCGTTCTCTGCCCTCAGTGTAAGGGCAAGAAGGTTGTTAGTTGTGCCTGTAGAGATTGTCATGGACGCGGGAAAGCCGTTAATCAGGCTCTTACAGAACGGCAGGGCGTTCCGGTTTTGACCGATTGTAAGCGCTGCAGCGGGCGCGGATATGAGCGAATCCCATCGACCGAGGCATACGCCGCGGTGTGCATGATAACGGATGAAATCAGCCTCAATACATGGAAGAAGTCTGTTAAGCCATTCTATGATCAGCTCATCACCAGGTTTGACATCGAAGAGGCTTGGGCTGATGCGCAGCTGAAGCAGATAACAAAGTAGGGCGTTAATTCATCGTGAGCTATTTACTTTTCCCGAATCTGTGGTAATTTTGCTCTAACGATGGGTTATTGCCTTCGTTTAAAGCCCTGCGGTTAACCCCGCGGGGCTTTTTGCTACTGGCGATTTATGAATTATTGAAGAGCTAGCGCTGTAACGGAAAAAATAAGCGATGCCTCGCCAGCTGCGAGCCTTTTAGTATCCATGGAAGAAGAAGCGAATCTTCAAGCCGACAAATTTCAAAACTGGCCAGACATAATGCTGGATTAAATATAGGACTGGTGGAACAACCAATGTCGCACCAGTTGCGCAGAGTGCGTATACCGCCGAGTCCTTTGCGATTAATGAGTAATTTAGGTTAAGTGTTTCAAGATTAATTGCATTGGCTGTACTCGAACCTACAAATCCAGAGCCAAAAACAACCAGAAACACGTAAAGTGATACTGTTATGAGCCTTAAAATTAACCGAATGTATTTCACGATGAACACCTGCTGATTGATGTCATCGTTTTACACAAATGCCATCTTTTTAGCTAGCTTCTAGGTCGCTTGGTTCTAAATAATATACTGTTCATTGCCTTACCCTCACATTGCCAGCCTGTCGCTGGCTTTTTCATTTGAGGCTCCTAGAACCATCATCGACACGCCTTCTTGTTAAATCGTCCCGACGGACAGACCCTTTTCAAACACACAGCACCCGCTAACTACGCGAGGTGAGAGTATGTATCGCATGGACAAACTAACCACCGGTGCTGCTTACGGCGCTTCAGCCGGTAGCATCCTAAACGGCATGCTGAATGCCTATAGTCCCGAGCAGTGGAACGCTATCGGCGTGCTGGTGGGCATCATCGTCGCTGTACTGACCTATCTGACGAATCTCTATTTCAAAATCCGCGAAGACAGGCGCTTGAAGGCGATCCGTGCGCTAACCAGCTTGTTCCTTCTGCCGCTGCTGACAGCCTGCGGGAATACGCAGACAGTTTACGTCCCGGCTCCAGTGGTGCCGATAAGCACTGACCTGACCGCAGACACGCCGATCCCCGGAATGGTGGCTCCGTTCACATGGCAGGCAAGTCTGGAGTTAAACGCTCAGCTCTACACGGCGCTTGGGCAGTGCAATCTGGATAAGGCGGGGATTAGGCGGATAGAATCAGCAAGGAACAAGTTAAAGTGACAATTTTAGTAGCTTAATTAGTGAATTAAATTAATAAAAAAAACATATAATTCCTACTTTAAAATGGAGGTTGTATGAGCTCATTAAAACTTGTAAGTACTGTAAAATTCGCAAATTCTAAAGGTAGTGAAGCCAAATATGAGATTTATCACGATGCAGTTAGCAATGATTACCAAGCAGAGGTGTCATATCTAACTGACGTATTGTCTACTGCGGGTTTCACTGCAAGGGTATGGTATAAAACTCCGCTAACCATCTATCGGCTCCCTGGGAACACTATCTCAGACCTTGAAGATAGCTGCAAAGACCATTTTGAAAGTAACTAAAAGAAAAAAAACCGCCTTCGGGCGGTTTTTTTTGCCATCACCATGGGTGGACTCATCGTAATGGCAATATCCCCATAGGCAATGCGCTGAAAGCGATGTTGTCGATGGTGACTCTTGCCCGAGTGGCGATTGGAGGCCTGGCTGGTTCCGTTCTGATTGCGGCAAAAGCGGGGTCGGACTACTTCACCGCCTACGACGAAATCAACAAGGCCATTATCAGGACTGGCAATATTGCCGGCACGTCAGCGCTTCAGGTTATGGCTTCCTCCCAGTCTATTGCTGCCTCTACTGGCGCGACTGTAGGAACCGTTCAAAGTCTGATGACTGAGCTGGTTGGCATGGGATCGCTGACACAGCAGCAACTTGAAAAAGCAGCGGGCTCCACTGCGCTGGCGGTTCAGACCGGTATAGTCTCGGCGCAGGACATCACCAAAGCCTATAAGGACATCGAAAAAGACCCTGTTAAAGCGCTGCAGAATCTCAACGAACAATATAATTTCCTGACCGTTTCACAACTTAAGCATGTTGACGATCTGATAAAGCAAAAGGATCAGACCGCGGCCGTTACGCAGGCTATGGATCTGTTTGGCAATACAATGGCAGAACGTGGAGAGCAGGCTTACGACTCGCTGACACCGTTTGGTCGCCTGTGGCTGGATATCAAAGACTGGGCGTCTGAGGCAATGCTGAATATTGGCCAGTGGGTTGCTGAGCTGGCATCAAACACACTTAAGGAATTCAACGCAATTTATTACAGCGTTGCGATAGTTTTCCAGAAACTGAACCAGATCATTTCCTCCTCTATCGCTGCCGCGATTAATCTCGTTCCTGACTGGGCGAAAACAGAGACTCTGCAGTCCTGGCAGGACTACAACGAACAAATGGCCGGTGCTTATGGTGAAAGCATCTCTCAGCTGAGAAAAGACTGGGATGCGGCTGATATCAGTGCAGGTAAATACCTCGATACGACCAGAAAGATAAGTACCGCAACCACCCAGAAGGATCGTGAAGGAGTCGCTTCTTTTGGCAAAAAGACCAAAACCGGAAAGCAGGGCACTTTATCGGCTGGCGATCGCAGCACGGATGCCGCCCAGGCTGAGCTACTGGCGCTTCAGGTACAGTTACGCGCGCTGCAGCAGCATAAAGTGCTGAACGACACTATCAGCCAGCAGCGCAAAGACTTATGGACTACTGAAGCAAAATTTCATGTGCTGGAGGAGGCCTCGCGTTCACGTTCACTGACAAAGCAGGAACAATCCCTGCTGGCGAGTAAAGACCAGGTGCTGCAGTTAGCGCGCCAGAAAGCCCTGTTAGGTGATCAGATTACCGCACAGGAACAGCTTAACAAGCGCATGGATACCTCTCAGAAATACGTCACGCAGATGGCTGAGAAACAGGCTGCATTACTGGGTGGCGCGGGGATGAGTGACCGCCAGGCGCAGCGAGAGCTGGCAAAAAGTCAGCTCGCCGCCGGCTGGCAAAATACTGGTGGTTCGCTGGATGAAGAGGGATATCAGAAACAGCTTAAGGCAGCTAATGATTACTATGATGCTGAAGATCAGCTGCGGGGTGACTGGCTGACAGGCGCGAAAAAGGGCTGGGCGGAGTTTGAAGACAGCGCGACAAATGTTTACTCCCAGGTTCAGACGGTTACCAGCAACGCGTTCACCGGCATGGCCAGCACCCTGACTGATTTCTTCACCACAGGTAAATCTAACTTCTCAGATTTCCTGTCTACCTTCCTTATCCGGAATAAATATCGCACCGGCGACGGCTGCGACTATGCCGGTATCCGCTATTTCGACAAAAACAACAACCCAGTAAGCGATCCGTCTTTGGACGAATGCAACGGCACGCTTACGGCCTGCAAACTTCGGTTCGGTGAACACAATGAACTTCCTTTCGGTGGTTTTCCGGGAACATCTTTGATCAGGAGTTAACATGCGTCAAAAAACAATTCAGGCCATCCTGGCGCATGCAGCGAAAGAATATCCCCGCGAATGCTGTGGTGTGATAGCGCAGAAAAGCCGCGTGGAACGCTATTTCCCATGCAGGAATCTGGCTGCCGAACCAACAGAACAGTTTCACCTTGCGCCAGAGGATTACGCTGCTGCTGAAGACTGGGGCACGATAACGGGAATCGTTCATAGCCACCCGGACGCGACGACCCAACCAAGCGAACTGGACAAGGCTCAATGCGATGCAACGTTGCTGCCCTGGCATATTGTCAGTTGGCCGGAAGGAGACTTTCGCACCATTAGTCCTCGCGACGCATTGCCATTGATCGGGCGCCCGTTTGTGCTTGGACACTATGACTGTTGGGGGCTCGTGATGAGCTATTACTGGCAGGAACATGGCATCGAATTGAAGGATTACCGTGTTGATTATCCGTGGTGGGAGGACTCCTATCCGGACAATTTCTATCAGGATTGCTGGTATGAGTGTGGTTTCCGCGAAATCGACGGTCCGCTGCAACCGGGTGATATGGTGATCATGCAAGTTCAGTCTAACAAATGGAACCATGCCGGCATATTGCTTAAAGGTGATATTTTACTTCATCATCTTTACGGTCATCTCAGCCAGCGTGTTCCGTATGGTGGCTACTGGCAGGAAAGGACAATGAAGCAGCTAAGGCATGAACAGATAATTTCACAAAATTTGCTTACCTAGGTATGTTTGTGGCTTCCTTTTATAGCACCATGATATTAGGATTTATCCTACTTTTAGTCCAAAGGAAATGAACATGAAAAAAGTAGCTTTCTTAGTTTTAGGTATGATGATTAGCGGAGTTGCTGTTTCTGCCGAGTGGCATACTAGCTATAAAAATGATGAAATGAGAGGAACCGCACAAAAGTTTTCTCAAACAGAGTCTGATAACGCAGTAGACTTTGATTTTCCTTATAATGGAGGGTCAAAGTTAACTATAGTACTACGATCAAAGAAAACAGAATTGAAGGCTGGTCAGAAACCTGAATCACTACCACTGACTGAAGCTATAATCGTGATCAGTAAGGGCCAGTTCAGTTGTAATTCCTATGATGGATGTCATGTTTCCGCGAAATTTGACGATGGTAAAATCCAAAGGTATGCAATGTCTGGAGCAGCAGATGGTAGCTCAGATGTTATTTTCTTTGATAACTCATCATCTTTCATTAAGAACCTCAAAACCCATAAGAAGCTAATTCTCGAGGCGGATTTCTTCCAGTCTGGCTCAAGGCAGTTTAAATATGATCTAACCGGCCTTAAGACTGAGAAATGAATTTTCACAGGGACAGTATGAGCCATTAAAAACAAAGATTTTTATCATTTATTTTTTTAGTGTGACTATTTAAAACCCGCTGAGCGCGGGTTTTTTTGGATGATATATGCCATTCCTTATTCATGAACCTATTAGAACCATACGTCTCTATGGTGTACTTGGTGCTATGTTTGGCCGAGAATTCAAACTTTCTGTTGCTTCACCCAAAGAAGCTATCCGAGCATTGTGTGTGATCGTTCCGGGTTTTGAGAGTTTCCTGAATACCAGTAAGCAACGAGGTTTAACTTATGCGGTATTCAGCGGGAAACGAAACCTCTTAAACGATGAGCTTAATATGGACAGGAGCACAGAGGAAATCCGCATCGCGCCGGTGATCATCGGCAGTAAGCGAGCCGGGGTGTTTCAGACAATCCTCGGGGTTGCCCTTGTCGCTGTTGCTGCGTTCGTCACGGGAGGGGCCGCGATTGGGATTGGTGGTACCGCTTTCGCTGGTGGATGGGGCGCTGTGGCGGGGATTGGGGCATCAATGGCGATCGGCGGCGTAGTCCAGATGCTTTCTCCACAGACAACCGGGCTCGCCAGTAAGCAATCTGCGGATAACCAAGCCAGCTACGCCTTTGGTGGAGTAACAAACACGACAGCCCAGGGGAATCCGGTACCACTTCTTTATGGCCGCCGGCGAATCGGCGGCGCGATTATTTCTGCCGGGATTTATGTCGAAGATCAGCAATAAATTAAAACCTTCTTTCAGGCCACCTTCGGGTGGCTTTTTTTATGGGCGCAATATGGCAACTGCAATCGCTATAAAAGGCCGCAAGGGCGGCAGCTCAAGTTCCCGAACCCCTACCGAACAGCCTGATGATCTGCAATCTGTTGCAAAGGCAAAAATCCTCGTTGCACTAGGAGAGGGGGAATTTGCAGGGCAACTGACGGCGAAAGATATCTACCTCGACGGAACGGCTCTGGAGAATGCTGACGGTTCCCAGAACTTCAGTGGCGTAACGTGGGACTTCCGGCCAGGGACTCAGGCGCAAAAATACATTCAGGGCATACCCGGTACCGAAAACGAAATCAACGTGGGAACTGAGGTATCGAGCGCTACAGCGTGGACGCGCACGTTTACCAATACGCAGCTTTCAGCGGTTCGCCTGCGCCTGAAATGGCCTTCGCTTTTCAAGCAGGAGGACGACGGCGATCTGGTCGGTTACTCGGTTAATTATGCGATTGACCTGCAGACGGACGGTGGCGCATGGCAGACGGTACTCAATACCAGCGTGACCGGCAAAACGACGTCAGGTTACGAGCGCAGCCACCGTATTGATTTACCTCAGGCTGGAAGTACCTGGACAATCCGACTGCGTAAGATTACGTCTGATGCCAACAGCGCGAAGATCGGCGACACGATGATGCTGCAGAGCTTCACCGAGGTAATTGACGCCAAATTACGCTATCCAAACACAGCGCTGCTTTATATCGAATTCGATTCCAGCCAGTTTAACGGCTCAATCCCGCAGATCTCCTGCGAGCCCCGAGGCCGCGTTATCCGCGTTCCGGATACTTACGACCCCGACACCCGCACTTATAGCGGTACGTGGACTGGGACATTTAAATGGGCCTGGACCGATAACCCTGCATGGATTTTCTATGACCTGGTGGTTAGCGACCGTTTCGGACTTGGGGATCGTCTTACAACGGCCAACATAGATAAATGGACACTCTACCAGGTTGCGCAGTATTGCGATCAAATGGTACCGGATGGCAAAGGCGGAAGTGGTACCGAACCACGTTATACATGCAACGTCTACATTCAGGAACGCAACGACGCTTATACGGTCCTGCGTGATTTTGCTGCCATCTTCCGCGGGATGACCTACTGGGGCGACGACCAGATTGTGGCGCTGGCGGACATGCCGAGAGATGTCGATTTTACATACACGCATGCGAACGTTATTGATGGGCGATTTACCTATTCCAGCAGCACCACAAAGAACCGTTACACCAATGCGCTGGTGTCCTGGTCTGATCCTGATAACGCTTATTCTGATGCGATGGAGCCTGTTTTTGAGCAGGCGCTGGTTGCGCGTTATGGGTTTAATCAGCTTGAGATAACCGCGATCGGTTGTACCCGTCAGTCAGAAGCGAATCGGAAAGGGCGATGGGGGATCCTCACCAACAACAAAGATCGCGTTGTTACTTTCAACGTAGGGGAAGATGGCAACATTCCGCAGCCTGGCTATGTTATCGCTGTAGCGGACCGAAATCTCTCCGGGCGCGACCTGGGCGGCCGTATCTCTGTGGTGAATAGTCGCGTGCTGACGCTGGACAGGGCGCCGGATGCTTCGGCAGCCGACAGGATGATTGTCAATCTTCCATCGGGTGTTTCGCAGTCACGCACCATTCAGTCGATAACGGGCAATAAAGTGACCGTTACGACCGCTTACAGCGAAACGCCTGTGGTTGAGGCCGTATGGGTCATTGAGTCTGATGAGCTCTACGCACAGCAGTATCGCGTCATTACGGTAACTGATAATAATGACGGCACGTTCACAATCATCGGTGCAAATCACGATCCGGATAAATTCGATCGCATTGATACCGGAGCCATCATTGACCAGCGGCCGGTGAGCGTGATCCCGCCGGGCAACCAGTCGCCGCCTGCGAACATCGTGATCAGCTCGTTTTCCGTGGTTCAGCAAAATATCAGCGTCGAAACGATGCGCGTGAGCTGGGACCAGGCGCAGAACGCTATCGCCTATGAAGCGCAATGGCGCCGCAATGACGGGAACTGGGTTAACGTGCCTCGCAGCTCCACCACGTCATTCGACGTCCCGGGGAGCCATGTCTGGACCTTGAAGAGTTTGCACCAGCAAAACAGGAAATCGTCTGCAGCCGATCATTCGGTGAACGTGTAACTGAGTACGAACAGATGCGCCAGGCTATTTGCAGCTATGCGGCGCGTGGCGCCGAAAAGCTTCGTGGTGAGCACCAGTACTGCCGTTTTATCTCTGCCTTTGTAAAAACTTCTCCCTTTGCGCTTAATGAGCCCTATTATGGCAATAGCGCCTCAATGAAGTTGCTAACGCCAACGCAGGATAGCCGCGACATTATCAACGCCGCGGTAAAGTGCCTGGATAGAATCTGGCAGGATGGGCACCGGTACCAGAAAGCCGGCATTATGCTCGGGGACTTCTTCAGTCAGGGAGTGGCCCAGCTTAACTTGTTCGACGAAAACGCACCACGGGCTGGTAGCGAAAGGTTGATGGAAGTGCTCGATCACCTGAACGCAAAAAACGGAAAAGGAACACTCTTCTTTGCCGGACAGGGCATTCAGCAGCAGTGGCAGATGAAGCGTGAAATGGTTTCGCCACGATATACAACAAGATATTGTGACCTTATTTGCGTAAAATAAGGTCACATTTATTTTAACCATCGTATGATATTTTAAAGTCTTGTTAATATTTCATTTAACGTACCGTTTAATCGTTTTATTGCGCCATATTTGAAATTTGGTTTTTTAGATCGTAAATAAATATATGTATGTATTTCTAGTCGTATTAAATGTGGTTTTTCTTCACTTAAATATTCTCTGATATTGCTAAAGGAATATAGGTTAGCTAAGTAGGAATCAAATGATTCGATATCTATCGGTTTCCAGGATAATAATAGGTGCTTTAGCAAAAACGAGCTGCCAATAATCTGCAAAGGTCTGAACCTTGAATAATCATCAAGGCTATCAATGCTTTTAGTGGTATCAATGCTGTACCATCCATCATATTCTACTGCATGGCGTAGTGATTTAATTGTAGCTGTGGTAATGTGGCTTTCATATTTTTTCAGAAAAATATTCATATAAGGATCTTGGTTGATCGATGATAAACCGTAGCGTCGCAGGTGATCAAAGCCACCTTTCTTATCAATGAAATCAGAGATTTCTTCAAGGCTAAAGTCATTTGCCATTTGTTCAATGTAATCTTTGCTTAATAACGGATTCGTCGGTAAATATTCATTTTCAGTGAGGAAGATGTAATTCCGTACCATTAACATCCATGAGTATATTGGCACAATCCTTTTCTTTGTAATTATGTCATGGAAACATTGGGATAATGAAATTTCATCAACATCATGGATATGAGGTTGGTCTGCAATGGCTATATCTTCGAGAGACATTTTTTTTGGGGTTGAAAATATCACTTCTTGTGTTGATTGTGAAGATTCCAGCCCCATGCTGTAATCTCTAACAATATCGGGGATTGCATATTTTTTATATAATGTCCACAATTCTTTTTCAGAATATGAGTCGTTGTCGTCTTGATTTATGAGGTAATTTTTTGGTGAGTGCTTATGCAGTATTTCTATGCTTTTATTGTGGCTATGGTGGAGGATAATTGATGAGGTTATACAACCAATAACGTCACTTGAGCGAACATTCCATTCTTTGTCAGGATTGCTATTAATGTATTCATATAAAGGAAGAATTTTATCGATACATCTATTAATAATACGAAGATTAACTATGCCTTGATTTTTGATTATGTTCAAAAAAGCTTGTTTATCAGTTTCTGGAAGTGGTGATAACCTGGGGAGGATAATATCACAAAGCTCTTCAAAATTTGGTGTGAAAGATATAGTGTCAGAAATTAACTTTTCTTTATGGGTTATTTCAAAGTTGGCTTCTTTAGAGGTGTTCCCAACTACTATAAAATCTAATTCTCGGCTCTCTTTCTGAGAATAGAGTGTATGACAGTAATTAAGGATTAATGATGTGACTTCTTCTTTGTCGACGCGCTCAATATCATCTAAAATAAATATTCCAGAAAGGCTTGATAATACTTTTCCTTTGATGCTAGCCCCTATGGAGTTAAATAAAGATTTTATGACGCCAGAGTCATCAGGACTTCCGCGGAGTAAGCTGGCACTATCAGCTATTGAATTAATCTGATTTGTGATGTTTTCAGCGTCAGCAAGATAGTAACATTCAATAATCTTTGATTTAAAATCTTCTAGCGAAGAAATCCCCAAGAGAGAAATATAAAAGTATGTGTTTTTATCATATAAATCCTTAAGCCTGGTTTTGATAAAATGCGTCTTTCCAGTACCCCAAGCACCATCAATAAATAATAAACCGTCTCGGTCTGTTTCAATTAAAGGTATTAGTTTTGTGACGAAGGATGAGATTGAATTTTCCATAAAATGCCTCGGGCATAGGGAGTTCTATTAATGATATTTATAATATAATTAATAGAAAAGCTGATCAAGAATTAAAAATATTAGCTAAAACTATTGGGTTTTGATTTTTCACATTCCCCACGGCACGCGTCACGGCGTGCCAGATAAACTTGTCGGCAGGCACAGCTCCATCGGTAGCAATTTCTTCAGCTTCCTTTCCACCTGTATCCTGGCGCATCCACTCCCGGGCCGCTTTAGGCGACAGAACCAGTGGCCTACGGTCGTGAATGTCGACCAGTCCTTTGTCTGCTGCAGACGTCACGATGAGAAAACCTTCAGCTTCGTCTCCACGTTCAAACGGTGTGCTGCCGATCGCTGCCATGAATATCGGCTGCCCGTCGGCCCGATGAATGAAGTAAGGCTGTTTCTTGTCTCCTTCCTTTTTCCATTCGAACCAGCCATCAGCAAAGCAGATTGCCCGGCCATGTTGCCACAGAGGTTTAAACATCCGGCTTGCGGCCGCGGTTTCGACGCGAGCGTTAATCAGTGGCGGCTTATCCCACCACCCGGGCGCATAACCCCAGAAAACCGGATCAAGATGCAGCTGCTCGTCGCGTTCGCTCAACAGCAGCACTTTGGTGCCGGGTGCGACGTTGTATCGGCAAATAGGTTCAGGGTCGTATGCGATGTCGCGATCAGCTTCATCGGACAGGTAAGCCAGGTATTCTTCACGCGTTTGAGCTTGTGCAAAACGCCCGTACAT